GAAGAGCGTCAAAAGTAAGCATAAATTTTAGCGTAGATATAACAAGAGCAAGCGTAGTTCCACTAACATTAACACTTCAAGCAGGTGTTGTTGCTATTTCTGAAAGTTTTAGTGGAAATAACTTTGTATTTTCGATTCCAGAACCAGTTACAGTACAGGTAGTTGATGGAATTGCTACTTTTGTTGGTTTAGAAGTTTATGAAGGTACTTTTATTACAAAAACTTTTGAATATGATTCACAATTAACAGAACAAAGGTTCATTTTACCTAATTCCAACATTGATACCTCAACTTTGAGAGTTGTGGTTAAAGAATATGAGCAATCAAACTTTGGTAAAAAGTTTAATCTTGTAGAATCGATTATTGATGCAACAGAAAACACTGATCTGTACTTAATTCAAGAAATTGAAGATGAAAGATATGAACTTCTCTTTGGAGATGGTATTTTTGGTTCGGCTCTAGAAACTGGAAATATTGTAGAAGCAACCTATATCATTACAAATGGCAAGAATGGTAATGGAGTTAATAATTTTACCTTTGCTGGTAGATTGAGAGATAATAGTGATAGAGTTGTAACATCTGGAGTAAGTGCAATTACTTCATCAGAAAGATCTCTTGGTGGAGATAATATTGAATCCATCGATTCGATTAGAAAATATGCTCCAAGAAATTATTCTGCTCAAAATCGTTGCGTTACTGCAAATGACTATGCTGCGGTCATTCCAGAGCTATTTCCAGAAACAGATTCCGTTTCCGTTTATGGTGGAGAAGATCTAGACCCCCCACAATATGGAAAGGTCTTTATTAGTATTAAACCAAAGAATGCAAATTATATTTCTAACTTCTTGAAGTCTGAGATTCAACGTAAATTAAAAAACTATTCAATTGCTGGAATTATTCCAACTATTACTGATCTAAAGTATTTGTATATTGAAGCACAGGTTGGAGCTTATTATAACACATCTAGATCTAGTGGAACAAGCACATCTAAAACAAATGTGATGAAAGCACTTGAGCAATATGCAGATTCTACGGAATTAAACAAGTTTGCTGGTAGGTTTAAGTATAGTAGATTCTTAGCGGCACTTGATCAGTCAGATCCTTCCGTTACAAGTTCATATGCTCTAATTAGAATGCGGAGGAACTTGAGACCTGTAGAGAATGCTCCTGCAGACTATGAGATATGCTTTGGTAACTCTATCAGAGTTAATAGTGACACTGGTTACAACGTCAGATCTACAGCATTCAAAGTAAGTGGTGTAGAAGGTTGGTGTTATCTTGGAGATGTTCCAGGTCAAGGTGCTATTGATGATGATGACCAAACTGATGCAATTGGTAGGATGATTCTTTTCACTCTAAAGAGTGCTAATGAATCTCAGGTTGTGAGAGATGATATGGGCACCATTGATTACTTGTCAGGAGAGATTAAAATCAATCCGATGATTATTACATCAACGATTGTCAATGAAGATCAACCAATTATTGAATTTGATGCAATTCCAGAATCAAATGACGTAATCGGAAAACAAGATCTTTATACTTTGTTTGATACAGAGTCTAGTGAGGTAACGATGATACCAGATAGGATCTCTTCTGGAGAAGATGCTGCTGGAAGTTATTTCAAACCAATTTCTTCATATCATGATGTTGATCAAATTGTGAGAGGAGCTATTTTAGTGACTGCTTCCTCCTCAGATACATATATTGGGTTTGTAAATGGAAAACCATATTATGGTCCATTCCACACTATGCCAAACGGTACATTAATGACTGGTGCAAGGCACTCAGACAACGCAAAAGTCATCACTAAGGCTAAGGATGCTCAACCAGCGCCATCAGTCACAAATGTACCACAACAGAGAGTTGTTCAAAGAGACGCTAGCGTTACTTTGACTAGCACTGTCAACAGGTCTGATGATAACGTCACATCTGGTGACACTACTACATCATCCACATCAGCTACATCTTCAAGTTCAGGTTCTTCAGGCGGAGGCGGCGGTTACTAATGATCGAAACTAGAGTTCAAACAAAAACTGTTGTTGGTGATCAGATACCTGCCAATATTAAATTAGAATCTCCATTATTCACAGAGTTTCTAGAAACTTATTACACCTCTCAAGAAATTGAGGGTGGTACTCTTGATATCAGTCAAAATATTGACCAATATGTTAAAGTAGGAACATATAGTTCTATTGTTAGCACGACACTGCTCAGTGCAGACGTTGAGTTTGGTGATGAAACAATTTTTGTTGATTCTACAGAAGGATTTCCAAAAACATATGGTCTGTTAAAGATTGATGATGAGATTATTACATATGTTCACAAAACAGAAACATCTTTCACTAACTGTGTTAGAGGATTTTCTGGAATTACCTCATATAGAGATCCAAGTACTGCAGATCAGTTAGTTTTTGAGAAATCTGAAGAAGATGAGCACATTAATAGAACTGTTGTATTCAATTTAACATCAGAGTATAAAAAAATATTTCTTGAAAAATTAAAATCACAATTCTCTCCTGGTTTTGAAGGAAGAGATCTTGCAGATGGACTGAATCAAGAAGTTTTCATCAAACAAGCAAAAGATTTTTATACCTCAAAAGGAACTGATCGTTCTTTTGAAATTCTCTTTCGTGCTTTGTTTGGTGTTGACGTAGAAATTAAAAAACCACAAGATAATGTCTTCAAACTGTCTGATGCAACTTACAGAAGACAACTTGAAATGGTCTTGGAGGTCATTGAATCTGAAGGTGACGTAGAAGATCTTATTGGACAAACATTATATCAAGATACAAGCACTTTTAATACAAATGTTAATAAGGCTTACGGTTCTATTACAAAAATTGAGAAACTTAGAAGAGAAGGAGTAGATTATGTAAAGGTTGGTATTGATTATGATTTCAGCAGAGATACTGAAATTTTTGGAACGCTTTTTGGTGAGTTTAAAGTTACAGGAAAGTCAAAAGCAATTGATAATGTTGCTGCAGGTGGTACATTTGTTAACGTTGACTCTACTGTTGGTTTTTCTACTGCAGGAGAGATATTTGTTCCTTTCAACAATGGAACAAGTGGAGTTGTAACTTATACAAATACTACAGTCAATCAATTTTTAAATTGTAACGGAGTTCTTGACGAAATTTCTATTGGCGAGACAATTATTGAGAATACCAATATCTATTCCATAACTCCTAATAATGAAATTATTACATTTGGCATTACTGGTGTCCTCAATGAGTTATCCTTTAATGAAAGTGAAGTTTCAAATTATGAGGAGGATGATAGAGTCTATGTAAGTTCTCTGGGCGAAGATTTTAGTGATAGTGTAAGTGAATCACTAATTTACAATACTCACAACAGATTTAAAATAAAAAGTTCTAATAATTTAGATATTGGCAAATTTGAATTTGTTAGTTTTGAGGAACATGCACTCGATCTTGATGATAGAGTTGAAATAATCAATATTGAACTTGGTCAAGTATCTTCTGGTAGAGTTGTAGATCTTTCTAGTAGATTTAACTTTGTCGTAGATGAACTCAACGATTTAACATCTTTACAGAATACTCGTGGTTTAAATTATACGTTTGAAGCTCGTAGAAAACCAAAAACTGCTGATTCTGTAAACTTCCCTGTAGCAAACAAGTTTTACACGGATGTTATTAATTCATACAAAGATTCTGATAACAATGTCTATATTGTTTCTAATAGTATTCCGAGTTATAGAACAAAACTAGAGCTTTCTGATAGATCTGTACAAATTCCACCAAAAATTTACGTTGGCGATGTTATAACAATTCCCAATCATGGATTCATCAGTGGGGAATCAGTAAACTACGTTCCAGATAAAGAAGTCATCGATTCTAGTGAAGTAGATGATGATAATATCATTGAAGAATTTAATGAATCTATTGAAGACGTTATAATTAACAATCTTGGAGATTTGAATGAGAGAGAATACTATGTTCATGTGATTGATGTTGATAATATAAAACTTGCAAATAGTAGGGCTGATATTGCTGCTGGTGTCTTCCAAGATGTCAGTGGAATTGCTACAAGTCAATATTTACATCCATCCAGACATTATCTTAAACCTTTAGATGCTCAAAAGATCATTAGAGCAATTCCACCTGCCACTGATAATGAGGCATTAGAATTTACTACTAATCCTGATACAAGAACTGGTATTTTGGTAAATGGTGTTGAAGTTCTGAACTATAAGTCCGAGAATTTTATCTATTATGGAGAAGTTGAAACTGTTGATGTAATTAGTGGTGGAAGAGGATATGATGTTGTAAATCCTCCAGTATTCGTAATTAACGATAGCGTTGGAACTGGAGCAACTGCTACCTTAACTGTTAGAGGTTCTTTCTCACAAATTCAAGTCGTAGATGGTGGTTTTAGTTACATCAATCCACCAACGGTGACTATTTCTGGTGGTAACGGAGAAGGCGCAAGAGCAGAGACCCTGCTCAAAGAAAAAATTCATGAGAGAACGATTATTGTCAATAAAGGTGCTGGAACAATCAGCACAACGTCAAATACTGTTGCTTTCTCAACATATCATGGATTTATTAATGGAGAACTAGTCTTTGTTGATAACAATGATCAAACTGCTATTGGTATTGGTTCTACTGAAGGTGATGTAATTAGAATTTACGATATTGACGAAAATAGTGGATTCTTTGTCAGCACTCCAGATTTATACACTATCAAGTTTCACAACAATAGTGACGATGCTATTTCTGGTGTTAACACGGTAAACATCACTGATTTTGGTCAGGGTAGACAAACTTTCAGAGCAGATCTTCCTAGAAGTGTAATTGCTAGAATTGATATTGTTGATCCAGGTGAAGGATATGCAACTAATGATATTCATGTTCAGCCGTCAGGTATCAATACATCTGCAGACATTGTTAGTTACATTGATCATGGATTTGAGGATGGAGAGATAATTGAGTATAAGTATCTCGATACTCCTATCTCTGGACTGGATACTTCAACAACTCAACAGTATTACGTTTTAAAACTTGATGAAAATAGTTTTAGACTAGCAGCTGCTGGAATTGGAACAACTACCACAAATGCAAATTACCTCAATAGAGATTATGCAGATATTAAGAGTGTTGGTTTAGGAACTCATATCTTTAAGTATCCTGATATTAAAGTTGAGATTGATGGTGATGTTGGAATTGATACTTCAAAACTTCTTCTCACAGATCAACAAAACATTGGAATTGGAACAACTAATGCTGAGTCATTGTTCCCAGCAATTATTCAACCAATTGTTATTGGTTCTATTGAGAAAGTAAATATTATCTCTGGCGGAACTGGTTACGGAAACTCTGATATTTCCAATTACGAGAAGCAACCGTTAATTACCTTAGATGTTGGAAGCAGAGCTCAACTACGACCTGTAATTGTCGGAGAAAGACTTCAATCTGTAATTGTAACTAATGGTGGTACTGGATACAACTCTCCACCCATTCTTACAGTTCAGGGTGATGGTGATTATGCTGAAGTGACTGCCGTTGTTGGTGGTGGCAAGATTATTGACGTTATTGTCAATAATGGGGGTGTTGGGTTCACTACTGCAAAAACCTTCGTTGAAATTGAAGAAAGAGGCATTGAAGCAAAATTTAGAGCAAACATTGGACAATGGAATATCAACAATGTTGCTAGATTTGAAAATAATTTTGGAACTGACGACTCTATTTTAGCAGCACCATCTAGAAGAGAGTTTGGATCTCAGTATGTTCACTTATATGCTCCTAGAAATCTTAGAAGAGTTCTATATGCCTTGAATATTAATGGAACCAAGAACTATGGTTCCAATGATTTGAATTTCTCATTCATTGAGGAAAAGGCAACTAGGCACTCTCCCATTATTGGATGGGCATATGATGGCAATCCAATCTATGGTCCATATGGTTATTCTAACCCACAGGGCGGTACGATTAAAAGAATGCGTTCAGGATATAGAAGAACTACATCTGATAGCAGACCATCGGTAGATAAGTACCCACTCGGTTATTTTGTCAATGACTATGTTTGGTCTAACGCTGGAGATCTTGATGAGCACAATGGAAGATTCTGTAAAACACCAGATTTTCCTCAAGGAAGATACTGCTATTTTGCTACGATTGGTAACAGAATTTCTAATGATGGACCTTTCAAAGGTTTCTTCCCTCCTAGATTCCCATATCTGATTGGTGATTCATATAGAAGCAAACCACTTGATTTTAATTTACTTTCTTCTTCAAACACCCAGGACATTGACCTCAATGAATCTGAGTTTATTAGAAATTCTAGACCATACAAAATCAATAGTTATTATGGATCTAATGAATATATTATTAACCCAACTAACGATGAGAGACAATATGTAAATGTTGAGAGAGCAACTACTGGCAAAGTCGAATCTTTCACTATTGTTTCTGCTGGATCTAGCTACAGGGTTGGCGATAGATTAGAAGTAGATAATGATAACAACTTGGGCGATGATGCTCAAGCAGTCGTAAGTTGGTTGGATGGAAGAAGCATTACTTCTATTGCCGCTTCAACTTATACTTTACCAGATGTAGAAGTTCTTGTTAAGGCAGGAACAGGCGCTGCCGTTGGTTTCTGTACCATTCCACATGGACTGAGAAATAACGATAGTGTTGTAATCAGTGGACTCTCCACAGACGTAGTTCCTGCCGTTGCAGGGCGTCACACCATTGGTATTAATACAACGTCATGGAGACTGGTTTCCGCTGCTTCTACACCGTCTACAACGGGTCTGACGACGTACCTATCAATCTCTGGTGACTTGACACCAACTGGGATTGACGAAAACGATATTATCGGTATTGCATACACGACATCTGTTGGCATCAATTCATTTGAGAAGTTCAAAGTTCTGAACATTGAGCCACAGCATAGCAGAGTTAGAGTACAAAGGCAATCTGAAGGAACTATCGGTGTTGCACATTCTTTCTTTGCTAAGATAATCAGTTTCCCAAGACAGTTTACATTTAATGTCTCGGGTATTTCATCTGGTTTTGTTACTCAATCTAATTTTGAACTTTATTTCAATCCTCAGGATCAAGTTGGAGTAGGAACTTCAATTGGTGTTGGTATCGTATCCAGCATTCCTTCTGATGTTGGTATTGGAACTACAACTGTATATGGAGAAATTCCCACAGGATCTATCTTCATCTCCAATCATGGATTGAGAACGGGACAAAAACTTAAGTATCTAACCAATGGTGGTATAGGAGTTTCCGTTTCAAACACAGGAGTTGGCGGAACTTTCACACTTCCTGATGGTGGATTTGTTTATGCCATCAATGTGGGAAAAAATGCGATTGGTCTTTCTACGACAAAAGTGGCAATTGGAACAGACACCCTAGTAGTTGGTGTTGGATCCACAGCACATCAACTCAGATTCCTTAACGTTGGGTCTGGTGTCACACATAGCTTCCAATCAGTTTATGACAGGATCGGAGAACATGTAATTAAAGGAAATTTAAATGTTTCTGACTTTGAAGTATATACGGATATCTTCCATCATCTAGGAATTGAAGATCAGGTTCAACTTGATGTCCTTCCTGGAATCACTTCTTCAATATTTGTACAGTTTAACAACTACAACCGAAGAATTGTATTTAATATAGTTGGATTAAGTACATCTAATATCGATGTTAATAACAATTTAATTACAATCAATAATCATGGTTACAGAACTGGTGATAAGATTATTTGGACTAAGGAGTCTGCTAGTACAGTTCCTTCAGTAATTTCAGATAATGGAATGTATTATGTCGTTAAAGATGACGACAATAGATTCAGAATTACTAGAACAAAGAGAGAATCTGAACTCGATAGACCTTTATATATTAACTTTAGTGATGCTGGTAGCGGAAATCAGTTAATTTCTCTAATTAATCCACCCATCAATCAGATTCTTGGCAATAGAATTTCTTTTGCCACCACCGACTCGTCTCTCGCTTTCTCTCAGGGCAATAGAATTTTCCCTGCATTCAGCATCAAATTCTTTACTGACAAGAATTATGAGAATGAATTTTTCTCTGCTGGCGATTCTGTCAACTTCCCAATCATAACTAGAGGTAGGATTGGAGATCCGTCTACAGCAAGTAGCACTACTCTCTACACTAATAGAGATTTCCCAGAGAAACTTTTCTATAAGTTTGAACCTGCATACACTAATAGAATTCCATCAAGAAAGGGAAGAAAGCAGAGAAGATTTGACTCTCTCAATTTTGTTGAGGATGATAGCGTACTAGACTTCAATACTATCAATTTTGATTCATCTGGTTTCAACGGAAGTTACTCTGTTGTTGGAATTGCATCAACTTCATTCAAAGTAAATGCATTTAGAGATCTTGAAGGGGCTGGATACGAAGAGTCTCAATCTATTTTCTCATACATAACCAACTCAAAATATACTCTAGGTCCTATTAGAGATATCAAACTAAAGAGCGGTGGTTTCTCATATAATAGACTTCCTGGAATTACTTCTATTGCTTCTTCTGAAGGAATTGGTGCTATCATTAAACCCAATAGTAAAAGTATTGGTAAAATCAGGGGTCAAAAACTAATTGATGTTGGTTGGGGGTATCCAAGTGATTCAACTCTCAAACCGAAAGGTAATATCCCAGAACTTCTTTCTGTTGACAGCCTCTTTACCATTAAGAGTCTTGGTATTCAAACTGGGGGAAGAAATTATGTCATTACACCAACAGAGTTTGTAGTATTTGATGGATCTAGTGGAGAATTTATACCAGAGATTCAACTCAAGTTTAGTTTGACTGGATCCTCTATTGGTAACGTTAGAATTTTGTCAAATAGCACTAGATTATCTAATGCTAATCCCACTATTATACCACTCAACAATTCAAATGGAGTTGGAATTAAGACAGTAGAATATAATTCAAATGAAAGGATTGTAACTCTTAAATTTGACGTTGGATTTACTACATCTAATACATTCCCATTCAAGTTAGGAGATAGAGTTCTTGTAGAAAACGTTGGTATCGCTTCTACTGGAAGTGGTTATAACTCTTCTGACTACAATTACAAGAGATTTGAAGTAATTGGAGTTGATGAAAACTTTGGTGGAATTGGTTCTATTGCGTATAAGTTACCCAGAGATGTCACATATCCTGGACTCTATGTTACGAGTAGATCTTATGGAAGAGCTATTCCCCCACAGGATCTTCCCAAGTTTAATGCAGAGTTAATTCCAACTCAATTTAAAGTTGGTGAGACTATTGTAACCAACTCTGGTAAATCTGGTAAAGTTGATTATTGGGATTCTGTATCTAAGATTATCAAAGTTCAATCTCAAGATAACTTCTCTAAAAAAGAAAAGGTTCGGGGATTATCATCTAAGGCACAAGCAATTGTTCGTACTAAAGTAGATTATGATTCTGATTTTGTAGTTGATGCTGTAAGTTCACCGAGAGCAGAGTGGATAGATCAAAGAGGATTCTTATCGGAGAATACTCAAAGACTTCATGACAACTTCTACTATCAAAACTTCTCATATGTTATTAAGTCTGAGATTGAATATGATAGATGGAGTGATGCTGTAAGTTCTCTCAATCATGCGCTAGGATTTAAGAAATTTGGCGACATGCAAATCATCTCAGAATCTGAGGAGAGTACAGCTACCGTATCTACACCAGAAATTGCTGATGTTGAAGTTAGTCTGTCATTAGAAAATAGTGCTCAGACTTATTGTAAGTATGATTTTGATCTTGGTGTTGAGAAAACTATTTCGTTTGGACCAAGAAATCTATCAAATGAAGTAATTTTCAATAATAGAATTATCACTGACTATGTTGAATCAATTGGTAACAGAGTTCTAGCTATTGATAACATTAGCACTCTGTTTAGCAATACTCCAAGACAAACTCCATTTAGTGTAACCGATGATTTCTTGATCGGTGATACTAGATCAGCAAGATATTATGCATTCATTCGTGATACTCGCTATAGCGATGAAGTTCAAGCGATGGTCTTTGACTTCATACATGATGATGTTAGAGGATATCTAGCACAGTATGCTCTGACTAGTTCTGTTCTTGATCTTGGTGCTTTTGATTTCGGTCTTAGTGCATCTACTGGTCAAATTCAGTTCTATCCTACCAAGTTTGCTGAGAATAACTATGAGATCTTTGGATTCTCTCAGCAACTTCAAGACTTCATCCCAGCTGTTAATAACTTGAATGTATCTGGAATCACTACAATTGGTGATATTGCAGAGTTCGTACATTCTACAAGACGTATTGGAGCAGGAACCACAGATGGTGACATTATTGTTGGCATTGCTACAACAATGTTCAGTGCCGTTAAGGTTTTTGTTTCAACTTCTGAAAAGAGTGGTGAATCTCAGTATGAAACTAATCAGATTTCTCTGATGCATGATGGCACTGATGTGTATGAACTTGAGTTTGGTAGAATAAACAATCTCAGTCCTCAAAAGTACACTATTGATTCTGGTATAGGAACTTTCTCTAGTAATATTTCTAATGGAAATATGAACCTAGTGTACCATCCAGATCAAACAAAAGATATTGTGGTCAACATCCTTGAGACTAGACTTAAGATAGGTGTTTCTACTGTTGGATACTCAACTCAAGCTATTGACCAAATTGAATTTGGTGCTGGAAGTGTTCAAATCCCAGCAGGTTCTGGTATCTCTACAATTCATTCTTTCCCTTCAAATTATAAGGGTGCATATTATGTAATGAGAATCAAAGATAAGACATTTAATCATATTGAATTTGAAGAAGCATTGGCTATTACTGATAGTGGTGAAGAGTATTTGACTCAGTTTGGCAAAATGGTTAGTGTTGACTCTGTTTCTGGATTAGGAACAGTTAGTTTGATAAGAAATGATGATTTGAATAGAATTGATTTGTCGTTTGATCCTGATGATCAAACTCATGAGTACGAAGTTCAAGTTCTTCAACATGGAGTCGTTTCACAAACTGGTGAGGGAAATCCAGAACTAGATTATGGAACTGCTAGGTTTGTTTCTCTTAACGGAACATATACAGGAACTCTTGCTGACGTTAAGAGATCATTTGGTTTATTTAATGGTGGAAGACCAATTTTTGTTAGAACTTTCAACGGTGCAGAAAATACTATTGTAGATGTAGATAATGATTCAATCGTTATCCCAGATCACTTCTATGTGACTGGAGAGAAACTAACATATGATCCGACTGGTGTTGGTAATACTGCTTCCATTGGAATCGTAACAACCACTATTTCTGGTGTCTCGACAGACATATTACCATCCGAAGTATTTGTTGTTAAAGTTGATGATCGTTCAATCAGAGTTGCTGGTTCTGCTACTGATGCTCTTGCACCAACTCCAAACTATTTGAACTTTACTAGTGTTGGTATTGGAACATCTCATACGTTCTTAACTTCAAATCAAAACTCTAGAGTGCTTCTAACTTTAGATAACAATATTCAATCACCAATTGTTGCAACTGGTGTTACTAATGTTCTTATTGAGAACATGAACCTGACACAATCTCAAATGAAGTTGTCTGGTATCACATCAATCTTTGGTGCTGATCTTATTAGAATTGATGATGAAATTGTTAGAGTTAACTCTGTTGGTGTTGGCAGTACAAACATCTTCCTCGTAACCCGTGCTTGGATGGGAACTACTAACCAAGTTCATGGAACTGGATCGACAATCGAAAAACTGATTGGAGACTTCAATATTGTTGGAAACACGCTCAACTTTGTTGAAGCACCGATTGGACAGACTCCTCAAGAAGTTCCAGATGATCCCAATCAAACTGACTACTCTGGAATTCAAACATCATCTACATTTACTGGAAGATCATTCATTAGAAGTGGCGTCACTGGATCTGGAGATCATACTTATCAAGACAACTATATCTTCGATAGTTTGACTCGTAGTTTTGATGGTGTTACTAGACAATTTACTCTCACTTCTGAAACCGAGAATGTATCTGGAATCTCTACAAACAATGCAGCGATTGTTGTTAATCAAATTTTCCAAAAACCAGGAATTTTGAATGATTATACTTTGGAAGAGAGTTCAGGAATTACAAGTATTACATTCTCTGGATACGGAGCGTCTGTTGGATACGATCCAAACGTTAGTGCAATTCCCGTTGGTGGTGTTATCGCTGCTGTTGGGTCCACCAGAGGATTTGGATATCAACCTCTGATTAGTGCTGGAGGAACAGCCCTTGTTTCTGGATTTGGAACAGTCTATTCTATCTCTATTGGAAATAGTGGATCTGGATATAGAAGTGGTATTCAAACATTCTATAACTCAGATTTTGTTGAAGTTACTGTGAATGTTGGCGTAAGAACTACTGATCTTGATACAGCAGAGGTTCTATCAATTGGTACTGCTACACTTGCTGGTGGATCTATTTCTACTGTAACATTTAATTCTACTTATAATGCTGGAACAGCATATACATTTACAAACCCACCAATTGTAATTATTGATGATGCTCAAAGTTATTCTAACTTGCCACTAATCTATAGTTCTGAGAGCACTGGTAGAAATATTGGTACTAATGCTACTGCAACTATTGTTGTTGGACAAGGTTCTTCAATCATTGAATTTGAGATTACTAATAATGGATATGGATATGACGTTGATGAAGTTCTCACTGTTGATACTTCATCTATTGCTGGTGTTAATACAGATCCTAGTGCTGGAAACAACTTTAGAGAGTTCCAGGTTACTATTGAGAATGTTGAATCCGATTCATTTACTGGATGGCACTTTGGTCAGTTAGAAGGACTTGACAATATTGAAGATCTCTTTAATGGAACTACTCAGGTATTTAATCTCTCCAAGGATGATGTTCCATTCTCAATTATTGCCAAGAGAGGTTCTCTAATTGATGTTAGACAAACCTTGATTATCTTTATTAATGATATTCTTCAAGAACCAAACGCAGCGTATATCTTTAACGGTGGATCTCAAGTCAGATTTACTGAAGCTCCTATACCTGGAGATACTTGCAGAATTCTCTTCTACAAGGGAACTGGTGCTGTTGATGTTGTAAACAGAGATATTGAGGAAACTGTAAAAGTTGGGGACTCTATTCAATTACTCAATAGACCAACAATTGATCGTGTCAGAATCTTTGATCAAGATCAAAGAATTGTTACTGGTATTCAAACTGTTGATACTATCAACACCACTCCATATAGCGGAGTTGGTATTTCTACTGATAATAGATTTGAAAGACCTATCACATGGTGTAAGCAGCAACAAGATTTGTTTGTAAATGGTTCTTATGTTACTAAGGATAGAGCTCTATACAAATCTAGAATTCAACCAGCTGCACATCTCCTGAAAAATGTTGGTATAGGAAATACAACTATCGTTTATGTTGATAGTGTGCATACAATCTTTGATGACTATAATGAAAATCTCGCTGGAGAAAAACAAGATATTTTCATTGTAGAGCAGGACGCTAAGGTCTCTGCAGCTGCTACCGCTATTATCTCTGGATTTGGTACAGTTCTTTCTCTTGATATTACAGATGGTGGATTTGGTTATGTGACAGCACCTTCTGTCAGCATCGCAGCTGCTGCAGGTCTAGGAACTACAACTCGTGCTCAAGCAACTTCATCTATTACCAATGGAGTTGTTACTTCTGTTACAATGACATCTCCTGGAACTGGATATACATTCCAACAACTTCCCCCAATTCTTATTGAAAAGGATAATTTGAAGAGAGAAACGTTTACTTCTGTGGAATATCAAGGTGATTTTGGTATCGTATCTGGCATTGGTTCAGCATCTGTTGGAGTTGCTACGACTGGCATCACATTTGATCTTCTTATCTCTCATGGTTCTGTTCTTAGACAATCTGATGTAACAGGTCCTTCTGGCATTACAACAATCTCTGGTATTACCACAGGTCAATACATTGTAATTACTGGAACCTCTAGCACAGATATTACTGGATTTGGTTATACTTCTTACGATAGAGAAGGTGGAAGAGTTGCCATAGGAACCATTGGTCTTGATAATGTATATCAAGTTATTGATTATACCGATGTGTTTGGTTATGCTGTTGGGTTTGGATCTGGCGTTGGTGTTGGATCTACATACTTTAGACGAATCACCGTTAGTGTAAATACTTACGATGGTGTTATTGGATTCGGTTCCTCTGCCATGTTTGGTAAGTTCTCTTGGGGAGCGATTACAAACTTCACTAGACCAGAGGAACAGGCATTTATAGCACATCTTGATAATGGTGTGACGGGTCTATCTACTGGACCAAGAATCCAGAGAGTGGAACCACTTAAATCATCCAATTATCTAACCTAAATAAAACAACAAGAACTGCTCTTCTTCGCATTAGCATAATGTCCGCAATCATCACTGATCAATTAAGGATCTTGAATGCTGGTAATTTTGTAGCTGGCGTCGGCACCACTACAAATAATTACTATGCATTCATTGGTCTTCCAAACCCAACGGAAATTCTTTCCGATTGGGACACTGAACCACCAGCTCCGATAGATTCTTTCGACGAAGAGAATGATATCTGGGATACTATGATCGCTCTCAAAAAAATTGAGGGTGGTGATGTCAGACAAATCATTAGAAAAATAACCTGGTCTAGTGGTACAACATATGAAATGTATCGTCATGACTACAGTAGAAACAATCCTTCTCCTGTTACAGGTGCCACAAACCTATATGATTCAGATTTTTATGTCATGAACTCTGATTACAGAGTTTATATCTGTTTGAGTAATGGCGTATCACCAGAAAATCCAGATGGAAGACCATCTCTCGATGAGCCGACATTCACAGATCTTGAACCACGCTCTGCGGGAAGTAGTGGTGATGGTTATATTTGGAAATATCTTTTTACTATTTCTCCATCAGAAATTGTAAAATTTGAGTCTTCTAGTTATATTCCTCTTCCATCAAACTGGTTTTCTAATAATTCCACAGAATCTATCAGAGAAAATGCTGCCTCTAGCGGACAAATTAAGGTAGTTACAATCACTGATAGAGGTGCTGGATATGGAACTGCTACATCATACTCAAATGTCCCTCTTAGAGGCGATGGAGACGGTGCTACAGCGACTGTAACAGTGAATGCAGATGGAAAGATTGA